CTGCATCAAAGCAAATCCCAGCAAAACTAGAACTAACCTGAATATTGACGTAAGCGGCAGAGGTTCCGTCACTAGTCCTGGCAATGTTCAGGCGACCCGTATTCGTAATCCTCAGCCGCTCCGTCGGACTAGCTGACCCGTCGCTACAGGTGGAGAACACTAGCCTGCCAGGCATGTCGTTAGCGCCGGGGGTGCCGTCTACTCGACATTCAATTTGTGCAGCGTGAACTTCATTGCTGCCATCAGATCCATGAAAGGCTAAGGCTCCTATGAAATCTCCATTTTGAAGAATTGTGTTTGAGCCTACTGACGTTCCACGGGAATGACCCAGCGAAATTACGGCGCCATAGATTTCATTTTGATTGTTGTAAACACATATCTGTGATTTCTGGTAATCAGTACCTTCAAACAAGAAATGAGGAGTATCCCAAAAGCCAATCGTGCGCGTACTAGACGTGCCAACTAACAGGCGTCCCGAGCTGTCGCACCTAAACTTCTCGCTTGAATCGACCATGAAGCGAATGGCGCTGTTTGCAAACGCATTACCTTCATCCGCCTTCAGGATGATGTCGCCATCGCTATTGGTGATGTCAAAATAAGTGCTGCTATCTGCGTCGGTAACACGGATTGTTGGGAATCCGGTTGAGCTTAGATGTAACAACTGGCTTGGAGTAGTGCCAATCCCTACTCGCCCACTGGAGTCAACACGCAATCTCTCAGTCCCTTCGGTCGTCACCTTGAAGTGACCGTCGGAGCCAGTATCAACGACCTCGGCTTCGGTGTTGCCTTCCGTGATCTTGTCGGTGGTGGACGTAGGCGAAGTCCAGCTCAGCGTGCCAGAGCCGTTAGTCGTCAGCGCCTGACCGTTGGTGCCATCCGCGCTAGGTAGCGTCCATGTGACATTGCTGGAAACGGTGGCGGGAGACTGAAACGCAACCCAGTTGCTGCTATCGGAATCAGCAAACCGCAGATCACCTTGTGCGTTCAGGGTGACGTTGCCGCCATAAACTGTCAGATCGCCACCGCTAGCAATGCCAAGGCGACGCGTACCAGCGGTAGAGAAATCGAGCGCGTCAGTGCCGCTGCTGTAAAAGCCGGTGTCAGTGCCGCTGGCGTTGAAGTAGATCGACGGCGCACCAGCCGTGCCGTTATCGACCGAAACCTTGGTGAAATCGCCGTCAAGCTGCCTTAGTTCGATCCAAGCCGAGTTCGCGGAATTGCGGAGCTTTAAGGTATTGGTCGTCGTATCCGCCCAGAGCTGGAAGGCAAAGGTGGGCGACGGCTCACTGGCACCGCTGTTCTGGCTAACGATGGCGGCCAGTGCGTTATTGAGATCGCTTCTTACGGCACTGCCGGTGCCATTTGCGATCACATAATCATGTTGCGCCATGTGCCAGCCTGCTCAAAGACAGCTTTTGTCCAACTTTAGCCGCCTCGGCCATAACCCACCGCACTCCAGTTAAAGTTACGGCTAACGGCGGTCCCCGCCGAGTCCTTAAAGATCACAGTGAAGCCGGTGCCGCTGACGCTGGTGACCTCAAAGTAATCGCCGGTTCCCATGTTCTGAGCGGTGATGCCGATGCTCGGGAGGAAGGCGTTGGTGCCGCCGAGACTTGCTGTTCCGGTCCAGAAAGGGTTGGTAAAGGTGATTGCCTTGGCACCGGCACCGCTGCTGACTGCGCCATCGCTGTTTTCGGCGCGACGTTGGAAGGTGGCGTCGTAACCCAGTTCCTTGACGTAGATGTTTTGGTCGATGGCTTCGCTGGTGAGATCAGCGCGGAATTGGAAGCCACGGGCGCGGAAAGTGCCGTTGACGAACTCTTGCCAAGCACTCCACGTCGGGGTGCCGCTTGGGTTGTCGGTGGTGGAGCGCAGCATCAGCTTGGCATTCACTTTGTTGACCACGCCGCCATCCCAGTCCGCCCATTCGTCCACGGTGTTGGTGCGGGCATCAATAAGGTCAGCGGGGAAATAACCTTCGGTGACGAAATATCGCCGCAGATCCAAAGCGAAAGTATTGCCGAGATCCAGCGTGGTGTTAAAGGCGTAGGTGCCGGATGATGCGACATCGCCAATCACATCAAAGGTTGGCATGGCATCAACATCGGTTACCGAGTCGATTGTTCCAGTGCCTTCCAGCGTCAGAGCATCAATAACGTCGTAGTAGAAAACATCAGTTTTGACGCCTTGGAATGGCGGAGTATCTAGGTCTTCGCGGCGGGTTTGGACGGAAAGGGGTGCAATGGTGTCTGGCAGGTCAATGATGACGCTTGCTTCTGCTGCAGATTGCCTGCCGCCGTCATCTTCAAATTTGACCAGCACTTCACCTTCAACTAGCGGGATGATGGCTTCTGTTTGAGAGCCGGACTTGGCTGGGATGAGGTCAACGCTGTTGCTCCAAGTGCCACTGCCATCGGTCAGGCTGGTGTGACGGATGTGGACTTTGCCGCCAACCTTCACATCAAGATCAACAGTTTCGTCCCAGCGGAGCCGACCGGAATTGTTGCTGATTGCCTCAAACGTAAGATTTTGGACGTTGCCGGGTACGGCAGTTTTGCCGAGCAACTCAAATTGAGCGGTGGCAATATCACTGGTTTTGTTTAGGTAGTTGGCGGCTGTGATTTGGATATACAGCGTGCCTTTACGGGTGCTGCGAATCTGCAGCGATGGTGAGGTGGTATTGGCTTGGCTCCAGTTGTCATCGTCAATCCGATACTTGACGCGGAACTCGTTGACACGCTGTTTGGGGCTGACCCAGCTCAAGTCAAAGCCGGAAAAGACGCTTTGACCGTCTTGGTAGAGATATTCAGTGCCGGTGATGTTGGTTGGCGAATCAGGTTTGGCGGACAGGTTTGTGATGTCGCGCTCGGTCAGATTTACGTTGGATTCGATTGCTGCATAGATTGAATCGTTGTATTCCAGTGCCGTGACACCGATTACGCCGTCTTCGGCTTCAACAACATTCAGCACACGGTATTGCTGTGCTTGAACATCGGTGGTTTGAATCAGCCAAATGGCATTGGTGTTTGGAGCTTCACTAAATGCACCAGTAACGGAAATCGTCGTTCCAGATGCCCCGCTGATCGCTTTGGTTTCAACCAAACCAGTGGGCATCAACACAGAGATTGTTGGTGATTTTGTTACGTCAATCGTTAGGTCGGTGTTGCTGTCAACGGTGATGGCGGTTGTGGTGGCAGAACTGACGCGACCGCTGCGACGTGATCCAGCCTTCAATGGGTCGGCAATGTCGATCACCATGCCGGGGCGCAAGACGATACCGCTGTCGATTGAGACCGAGAAGGTGACGGTTTCGGTAAGGTTCTGTTCGCTCAGTAGCGCCCATTTACCAGCACGGTGCGCTTGACCTTGGCTGTAGCAACCCAGCGCCTTGATGTCTTTGTTGATGATGCCGTATTTGGAAACGGCGTCTGCATCTTCAACATATTCGTACTCAACTTCGCCCAAAGTGTCGTAAGACTGCCAGGCAACAGTTGCGGTGGTGTGGCGTGCCTTTTGTGATGTGCCGCTGTAGAGAAATAGCCCGTCGATGACGTTGCTCGGTCCCAACAGATATTGGGCATCGCCGGGTTTGTCTTGTTGCAGCACCAGCGAACCAGCGCCGTAGTACGCAATGCCACGGAACAGGCTGGTCATCTCTTGGATGACGTTGTAAACCTCGTCGCGGCTATTGATGAGCAGGTTGCAGGAGAAACGCGGTTCCAGTCCGCCGCGTCCGTTGCTAACCAGCGTGTTGCAGTATTGGCTGATCGCGTAGAAGTCGTATTTGTCGAGGCTGCTGGCGGGGATGCTGGCGCCGTAGCGCGTGTTGGTCAATAGGTCATATAGGCACCAAGCGGGGTCACTGCACCACGTAGCCGCGCCAAAGGTGCCGTCCCAAACGCCGGAATAGGTGACGCGCCCCAGATGTGTGGTTGTATCGACGGTGGCATTGGATGGCAGGCTGATTTTGATGCCACGAATCAGATATTTACGGGTTGGGATTGAATCAAACTGGCGCGAGTCAAAACGCAGATAGGCAAGTGCGCTGTTGGGGTAGCGCAGCTTTTCGTCGATGATTTCGGTGTAGCTGAACCAGAAGGTTAGGTTTTGGCGGCGAGTTGTGGTTTCGTCATCGCTGACGCGGACAACTTTGATGTCAACGGGAAACGCACCAGACAGCGACAGCATGTAATCGCGCTGGTAGGCATTGCTGGTTTTGCCGCTGATCGTGTCAGAAACAACGGTGGTGTAGCCGCCGGAGTTGTATTGAACTTGGATCTGGATGTTGACGCTGTGGCCGATGATGTCGCCGTTGTCTTGGAAGATTTGTAGGGCTGGAATTTGCAGGGTGACGCGCACCCGATCCACATCGGAATCGGTGATGGTGCGGACAACTGGGGTGTCTTTGAAGACTTCGACGTTGACGCCTTTTTCGCTTTCGGTGCCAACCTGTTGGCTGATGTAGCTCTGGGCTTGGGTGCCAGTGCGGGTTTCAATCGTGAAACCAGAAAAGTTGTTGTTGCCGTTGGCATCTTGGATTGGCGTGCCAGCTAGGTAGACGCCTTTGTTGCCGTTTTCGATGCCTTGAATTTCGCCTTCGGACAGCAGATCCAACACGCTGCCATATTGGACGGACTGGAGTGAATCGTCGGCTTCTGTT